TGTGGTGAGACACTTCCGATATTGTCATCTCCATAAGTCATAATTGCTACAGCCTTCCTAAAGTCACTGTCATCAGGATACACAGTATAGAAATAATTTCTCAAATTGAGACTCCCACAAATTCCATTTAAAATAACCGTTAAAGAGTTCCCACTAATATGTGTCCCTGTTTGCAATCCAATTAGATCACCATTAAAGGCAATCAATGAATACACTAAATCGGCGGACATGGCTTCCATGACTTTGATGTCCTGTTCCGTATAATCACACTCACGTGCAAAATCACATAAAATGCGTAGAGCTGCCAACAACAATTGGCTCGGAATCTTTTGATCATATTTTCCATAATCTCCGCCAAACAAATGATCCTTTCCGTGTTTTGTGGCATGCGTGTAAAACTTATCCCACTCAACACCGTGACAGTTAATACCAACGGCACACTCGGAAACCAATGGATTCATTTGTAATACTCGCAATATTGGCAAATAATACTTCCGCACCAAAAAAGTAAGTGTAATTGGATTTCCATAAAATATCCTACACTTCTCTTTGGCAACTGGTAGTACTTCATCCTTCTTACAAGCCTTGGCAATTGTAAACGCCCTCTGGCCTACCTTATATAAAGATTCAACACGGTATATTTCATCCATAATAACCTTGTCTAAAACCCTATTATTAGGCTTATCCTCCGTAGGCTCCAATTCGGTCACAAACTTTCTTTTCGGACCTTTAAGTGGATACCCAACTGATGTATTCAAATTGATGGAATCAATGAATTTACAGCCTGGGATACCACACAAATTTTCATGGTCTGTTAATGGTCTAGCACTATTCCACAGTGATGACCGAAAAATTTCCAGAAGTGGTTTCTTATAATCAATTACCGACTTCTGCAACAGCGCATGCGGAAATGGTCTGCCCGGCATGCTAGCATTCGCTAAGCAAGTTTGCCAACCAAACCATTCTGGTGTCATCTTGGGTTTACCCCAAATGTTTTCAACACCACAAACGTCCCTGACATACCCCGAAATAGGAGTCTGTCGCACGTCTGACCTTGATGTCGACTGACCTTCACAAGTTCCATAATACAAGAATTGAGAACCCTTTGGTAAGAACCGCATGGGACTCTTTTCATGTGTCTCTTGTTTGGTCATAATGTCCACACCTAAACATTGCGGTTCGAACTTTGAATCCGATCCAGCAATCAAAACGCTTTCTGTCTTCCTAATCATCGACTCAGCGTTTGCTACCTGGTTGCATGTTAAATATCCTGCACAACCACTAGGTTTACCAGCAATTCCACCTAGATGAAATCCTGAAATAACGGCAGCTTTGGTGTTAGAAATCAATACTGCTCCACATAAACCTCCAAATGTATCCATTGTTAAATTATGATATACAAGGCCGTGGAATTGCTTAACTCCATTATTAGTCATTTGGGCTACACCTAAACCCTTAGCTTTAATGATCTCTCCGGTCTTTTTCCTCCACTGCATGGTGAAAGGATGCGACTCTATCTTACCTGTTGGCAAAAATCGCGTAATATCACGAAAAGAACCACCAGATGGACAATAACAAATCCTAAAATCTGTTCCATCCACCAGATGTGATGTTGACTTACTTATGACACTACTAAACCATCCACCAATGGCTTCTGGATTATCTTTATAGGCCGTAATCGTCAAATCATTATCGTCACCAAAATAATGGTCTGGAATAACGATCAAATTAGTCTTTAAAAACAATATGTTAGACATCATCTTATCACGTCCATTATCAACAGACACATACATTAAATTTTTCCGAATACAATTTTCCAACTCTTCAGTCGTAGTTGTGTCGGAATATTTCGTTGATGGTAACGATCGAACAGCTATCGCTGCCCAAGGATTTACTTCGCTATCTCTAGCGCGTACTTCCTCAAATGTCTTGGGTTCCAACGAACCATGTGAATCTTTAAGTTTCTTCCAATTAGAATACACTTTCGATATCACATATAGGGCCGCTACACCTGCTGACAAATAGCACAGTGACTTGGCATATTTATCACGTGCATTGCGAATAACAAAAGGCAATGAATCATTCCTCTCTTTAAGTTCGCGCAACAAAACGTGTTTCTGGTAGTTCTTATTAACAAACTTCTTACTCAACCAGAACAATCCCATAAGGGTTAGCCCAACAGTAACACTGCATAACATACTAACTGCACACAAAATATACACAGTCATACGAGCCTTTGCTTCTCCTCTCTGAATCTCGTCATAATAATACCATTGAAGGAAAGTGACAAAACGCTCGTCATCAAGTAATGGACTAGGTAATAAACAAACCCAATCCCACCTGGCTAAGAAATTCTCAGCTTTCTTATACAAAATACCAGTAGCAGCATCTTCTAAACGCTCCGAAAAGGACCTAATATCCTTATTAAACCGACGCGTAATACGCTTCTGAATTGTATTGATTGCTACTGCAGTTTGAAATCCAAATTGTTGCTCAAAATGATCGGGGCACATACCTTTAATAAAATTGCACCCCTCACATGGGCATTTTTCTAATTTAACTTGTCTCAAACGCATAGCATCCATCATAGCAAACTGGTTTTCTCTATGTACCGTAAAATGCTCAATAGCACAAGAGATTGCAGTTGCTGCTGATACTTTCTCCATCTTTTGTCCACGCCATTTCAAAACTTCATATCCTGCAACAGTTCTAATATCGGCAGGTTGAATAGCGCGTTCAATTGTAATCTCCCAAATATCATCGATGGGAGGAGGAGTATATACTCCATTAATGGTGTATGCCTCTCTGACTTTCCTAGAGTCAAC